ATTGCTTCCCAGAATCCAAGGTTGTTACAACAGCCCCCACACATCCCCAGGTTGAACTGCTGCTGTGGGCAGAAATCAATAAGATTTATCAAACATCAACCATCCCCCTGATCGGGAAATGTTTAAGAACCATGATCAGGAACTATGATGATGATAATCATTATGCTGTTGGATTCAGCACAGATAAACCTGCCAGGGCAGAAGGCTGGCATGCCCCATATATCCTTTTCATTTTTGATGAAGCAAAGGGAATACCACAATGGATGTGGGATTCTGTGAAAGGCCTGATGGTTGGTGGGCATTGCAGATGGTTGGTGATATCAACCACAGATGGGGTTGAAGTGGGGGAACAGTTTCACAGGGTATTTGATGAAGGCAGCAGCAAATGGAATCAGATCCACATTTCAGCCTTTGATTCCCCATATGTTACAGGGGAACAATTCAGAAGCATTGAAATTGGCAAACATCCCCTGGATATCAAAAGGGTTTACACAGATCCAAATGATTTAATGATCCAGATTGCATCCCCAGCATATATTGAAGAATGTAAGGAAGATTGGGGTGAAGATTCAGTTTTGTATATCACCAAGGTTCTGGGGGAACTTTCAGATCAGGCAGCTGATACTGTGATCAAACTTTCCCAGGTTGTGAAGATGTTTGAAAATGCAAAACACAATGCTGTTGAAGCTGAAGGAAAAGCCCAGGTGGGAATTGATGTGGCAAGGGGGGGCCAGGATGATACTGTTATATTCAAAAGAAAGGGGCTGAAGGTGCTGGGCAGGAAGGTGATCAGATCCCCAGAACTGCCCCCAAAAGCAAAGCTGGTATTTATTGCTGATGAAGTGGAAATCTTCATTGGGCATGATAAGGAATGTGAAGTTCTGGTTGATGATACAGGTGTGGGTGGTGGGCTTACTGATATCCTTCAAGATCGGAAGTATAATGTGTGGCCCATCAACTTCAATGAAGTTGCAAAGGATCAGGATAAATACCCTGATAAGATAAGTGAAATGTGGTTTGAAGTTGGGGCAAAGATCCATGAAATCAGCTGCCCAGAAGAAAGCAGGATCCAAAGTGAACTATTAAACAGGAAATATTCACTTGATAAAAAGGGCAGAAGAATGATTGAATCAAAGAAGGATTATAAAAAAAGGGGCTTCAGAAGCCCTGATATGGCAGATGCCTTCTTACTGGCTTTCTATGAAGCAAAAATCAGCAAGGGGGCATTTGTGATTGCTGATTCACCTTGGTAAAGGGGAATAAAATGAAATTAAAAGATCTTCCAGGTTTCATTTCAGGTGTACCATCAAAAAGTGAAATGATTGCACAGCTTCAGGAAATGGATGAAAGGCTGAAGCAATCCTTGAAAGTTCAGAATTCCTTGGTGTTGCAAATCAATGATGTTACACAGAAGAAATATGTGGGCAATGAATACAGATCTTATGAAAATGCCATTGCTGCCATTCAGAAGAAGTATAATGCCACAGCTGAATGGGGAACGACTCTGACAGGAAACATCATTGATTTAAGGGCAGCTTTCATCATTCAGGATGGGCTGAAGGTTGTTGTGGCTGATGGGGTGGAAAAGGAACAGGCCATGGCTGAACTGCAATGGGCAACTGATTTTTTCCAATATAATAAACTGGATCGGGAACTTACACATACCCTGGCAACTGAAGCTGAAATTGAAGGCAAGATTGCCTTTAAGATTGCCATGGAACAGATCAATGATGGGTGGAAAGATTATGATCAGATGGTGACAATCAGATATATTTCATATCTTGATAAGAAATATGAAATCTTCACTTCAGCTGAAGATTATATGGATTATGAAAAGCTGGCATGGAAACCAAAGGCCAATGATAGGGGGGAAACACTTTCAGATAATGATTTTGTTTACAACAAATTTGGGGGAAGGATCACAGAACCAAATACAGCCCAGCCCAAGATTATGAAATGCCTTACCCAGATTGATGATGTGGATAAGGCCTTAAGGGATTGGCGTGAAATCAATCACATCTTTGCAACCCCCATTCTGGATGTGGAATGTGATGATGATACTGCTGTTCAGGCTGCAAAGGCCCAGCTGGATCAGATGAACATGAAAATCAAGAAGGCCTTCATCCATGCTGGCAGCAAGGCCCAGATTTTAGGCCCAGATATGGCTGGTGTGAATTCCCTGGAAAATGAAATTGTATCCAAGATCAAGATCATTTCTGGTGTTACGGCAATTCCTGTCCATTTCATTGGGCTGTTGGATCTGCTGAAGAACAGATCCACAGGGGAATCAACCAGGGAAATGGTGATCTCCGCAACCACAAAGGAAAGGAAGATCTGGGAAGGCACTTATAATGAAGTGGTTGAAAAGGCCATGATGAAATACAATGGAAATGTTTCTGGGAAGAAATCAAAGCAATCCCAGCTGGATCCCACCAAGATCAAGGTGATCATTTCTGTTTATACACAGGAACAATGGGATCACATTGAAAAGGTTCTGCTGCCCATGTATCTGGCTGATGCATTATCAATTGAATATTTGCTTTCACAGGTTCCAGATCTGAATGTTGAATCTGAAATGAAGAAACTTGATCAGAAGAAGGAAGAAAAAAAGGAAAAAGAAGATTCTGATCTGGCTGATCAGCTGGGCTTTGGAAACCCTGGATTCAACCAGCCCCCAGCTGATGATGCCATAATTGGAACTTGACAAAAGGAAAGGGGTAAAATATTTTGAAGGAAATGGATGGGAAAATGAAAAAGAAAACTTTCATTACAACAGCAAACCTTCCAGCTGGCCTTAAAGATGCCAGGCCTGTGAAAAAGGTAAGGGGGCCATTGGTAACATCTGCCAACATGGATCAGGTGAAGAAGATGGTTTCTGAAGGGATTTCAATCCCTGATTCATTTGGAAGAACAGCCAACCCATTGAATGTTCCAGCCTTAAACCTGCCTTATGAAGAAAAACAGCCCCCTGTAAGCCCACCTGAAGCCCAAACTGAAGCTGATGAAGGGGAAGGGCAGGGCATATGCCAGGCAAAAAAGAAGGATGGTTCACCCTGTACCCTTCCAGCAAGGAATGGGGAATTCTGCCATATCCACCAACCAAAGGATCAATGAAATGATTATTAAGGCCAGGCTGTATGAAATGGCAGCTGAAGAAATCCTTAAGATCATCCCATCTTTTCAATACATCAGAATTAAAAGCAAAGATCCCCACCCAACCTTCAGGGCTTATGTTGTTGGGCATGAAGGGGAATCCAAAGGGAAGCTGATTGGTGAAGATGGAAAGAACCTGGGCCATATGGTGAAAAAATGGTACAGATCAGCAGTTCAGAAGATACATGATAAGATCCAGCTGGGGATGAACTTTTTTCATGGGCATAATTATGATAATTCCATTGCTGGAAGAACTTCCATAGGGGAAGTTGTTGGAAAAACAACACAGATGATCAATGATAAATTATCTGTGATTGCTGTTGCATACATAAGGCCAGAGTTCAGAAGCCTTCCACTTGATGTTGCCAGCATTGAAGCAAATATCAGGCTGGCAAAGGAAGGTGATGAACTTGTGGCTGATGTGGATGATATAAGTGGGATTGCCCTGGGCAATTCTGCAACTGAAATCCCTGGCTTTCCTGGGGCAACCTTACTTGCCCAGGTTCAGGAATTTGCAGAACAAAATCAACATTTCTTAAAAGGAAAAGGTGAAGAAATGGGTGAAATCACGATTGATCAGATAAGGGAATTGATCAAATCGGAAGGAATCACACCAACTGATCTGTTCAGTTTGGGGGCAATTACAGATGTTCAGGATGTGAAAGATTTGATTGAAAGGGAAAAAAGGGAAGCCAGAAGTGGTGAATATCACCACAGGAAAAGGCATGAAAAAACCTTTGATGAACAGAAGGCTGAATGGGAATCCAAGGAAAAGGAATATCAGGAAGCAATCAATCAGCTGAAACCCCTTGCAATCAAGAATCAAAGGGATACCCTTTTTGCCCAGATGGTGAAAAACCGAAACCTGGATGAAAAGGAAACTGCCTTTATCAAGCGGAACCTGGATGGGTTCAACCCAGAAGATCCTGAAAAGATTGAAAAGGAACTGGATAAGTTTGTTGACAATCAGCTGGATGCTTTCACAGAACTGGCAAAGGATGTGTTTGGTGTTGATACCAAGAAGGGTGATGATGGGAAGCCTGGTGTGAAGCCAGCTGATAAAAGTGGGGAAGGAAATCCCTTCATCCCTTCAGTTCCAACCTGATATCTGAAAAAAAACGAATAAGCGGAAAAATCTAAACAAAAAAAGGAAAAAGGTGCAATGAGTCAATTTTTGGAAACAACTGAGTGGGCCAGCCTTGGTTTCACCAACACCTATACTTCCACCCCCATTGCTGATGGGTTCCTGTATCTTCTTGAAGATACTGTTGGGGTTTGCATGGTTGCAGACAAATTCACCCAGCAGGGTGTTATGGATACCCTGGATGTGGAATGGAATGAAGATGGTGTTCTGATATACCAGGCTGACAAAATCAGGGTTGCCAAAGCTGCTGTTGCAATGGCCCCAGGCCAGGCTGTTTATTGGTCTGGTGTTTATGGGGCTGGTGTAACAAATGTTTGGGCAAGTGGGCTGTATAGGATCGGGATCTGTGTAAAGGAAGCTGCTGCTGCTGATGCTGATGTTCTGATCCACCTGGAAGGCCATATGGTAACACAGGAAGCTGCCCCTTAATGGGTTGATGTGAAAAGGAAAAAACAATGTATGGAAAAATCATAAACAACTGGAAAAATTTTGATCACAACAACCCTGTTCATCAGAAACATCTGATGCAAGCCTTAAGGTTCAGGGTTGCACTACAGGACAAATTCCAGGCACAGGAATTTGTGGATCCCACCCATCCTGAATATGATCCTGAAACTGCTGAAAAGTTTCAGAAGGCACACAGGGCAATCAGGGGGGCATATCAGGCATTTACAACCCTGGGGGATTTCCCTGCAACTGCCATGGATGTGATTGAAAAGTTTCATGCCCTTACAAATTATGATAATGGGTATGAAATGATCTTTGATGTTCGGGATTATACTGGATCGGGCCAGCCTGGGTTCAGAATGACAAATGTTCAATCAGGCCTTACCTTCATGAAAAGGGAAATTGGGGAAAAGATTGAACTGAAGCAAATGAGTGGAACCCAGGAATTTGTGTTTTTCAATTATTATGGTGGTGGATTGAACTGGCACAGATCCCTTTTTGAAAATCAGGAATTCTGGACAATTGAAGATAATGCCATGGAATTTGTCAATAAGGCCTATTCCCAAAGGGCTGCAGTTCATTATGAACTGATTGAAGCTGCCATGGCCTTGAAAACCCCCATTACCCTTTCTGATCCTGCCTGTGGTGATTGCACAGAATATGCAAGGGCCATTGCCCTGGCATTGAATCATGCAGCTGTTACAATCTTAAATGCATGCCAGCATAAGGGATATGGGGCCAATGCTGGAACTGTTCTTTATATCCTTACCCCCCTGGAACTGATGCCTGTTGTGAAGGAAGCCTTGGATATCAGGCTTCAATCTTTTTCACAATCAGCCAGGGCTGTGGGGTATAACTTCCAGCCAATTGTCACAATGATGCTGACAAGTTCAACCACCCTGGGCCTGTTCCTTCCAAAGCTGAAGATCAAATCAGGATACAGGATGAACCTTCAAACCTTCTCTGAATTTGATATGCTTTCTTATTCAGAAGCAACAGCTGGCTGGATGAGTTATGGTGCTGCCATAGGTGATCTGGATCAGCTGGAAGTGATTGATGCAACCCAGCTTTCTGGCATGGGTGGATAAAATCAATCTGGATGAATAAAAATTTGGGGGCTGGCTTTTGCTGGCCCCCATTTTTTCCTGTCAAAATTTGCCTTAAAAATCCCCCCAGGGGAAAAATCCCCTTAAATCCCAAATTTCTGGAATCCGATATTTTTTTAAACACCCCAAGATCTTGTGGATACCATCAGCTGCAACAACCCAACATATTGTGATCTGATGAAAAAAACAGTTGGGATATCCACCAGATCTGAAGAAGTAAGGGAATTCAGAAGAAACCAACAGATTGAAAACAACAATCCCTTTTGGCAATGGCCTGGGCCTTCCAGGGGAACCAAGAAGCCCCTGTGGAAATACCTGAAGGCTGGTGATTGGCAGGATCAGCCATGTTTCATCATTGGTGGTGGGCCTTCCCTGATCGGGTTTGATTTTGAACAGCTGAAGAAGATCAAGGATGAAGAAAGGCAGAATGGAACTGATTGCAGGATCATTGCAGTAAACAAAGCCTTCATGTTCACACCTTGGGCAGATATGATGTTTGCCATGGATACAGATTTTTATACTGGAATCATATCTGATAAGTTGGGGGCCAAAGCAAAGCTGGCCTTTCAGCAGTTCAATGGATGGAAGGTTTGGGTTGATTCCAACAATTACACTTATGATGATATTCATTATTTATTCAGG